CAGGTGAGCGATACCTTCCAGAAGCTGCGATTAAAAGTCTCAGCCCTGCTGAGTACGCTGCAACAACGCGTGCGAAACGCGCTGGCAAAAAAGCCGGAAAACAATTCGTAGCGCAACCCAAAACGGTTGCAAAGAAAACAGCAAATTTTAGATAAAAGGAAAACTATGTCTCAATTCACCCTAACTGCCGAACAAGACGCTTTGGTTTTGTCCGTTTTGCGCAACCGCGCTACACAAGTACACGCTATGCTTGGTACCGCTGACAGCGACTTGGAAGCCTTGATCGCTGACATGCAAGCTCAGTTGCCACAACCCGAACCCGTTGTGGAAGAAGTTATAGCCGAAACTCCACCTGACGTAGTAGAACCTACTGACGAAGAAGTTGAGGCGCACTTTGCTGAAGAAGTGGTTGAAGAGCCTGTTGTAGTTGAAGAAGCTAAAGACGAGTAATGGCAAACACTTCCGGCGCATCTGGCTTTAACCTTGACCTCACCGAGTTGGTCGAGGAGGCGTTTGAACGCGCTGGTAGTGAACTGCGCACTGGGTATGACCTGCGTACTGCACGTCGTAGTCTTAACATCATGTTTGCTGATTGGGCAAACCGTGGCATCAATCTGTGGACTATTGAGACGGGGTCTATCACTCTAGTTCCCGGTCAGAACACATACCCCCTGCCAGACGATACGATCGACCTTCTTGAGCATTTGATTCGTACCGACGCAAACAGTACGTCTAATCAAGCCGACCTGACAATCACGCGTATTAGCGTATCTACATACGCAACGATACCGAACAAGTTAACCCAAGCCAGACCTATTCAGGTTTGGATTCAGCGCTACAACGGGCAGACTAGCCCTATATCCGCTACGCTGACTACAACCATTACAGCTACATCAGACACAATCGTGTTGAACGATGTTAGGGGTTTACCCTCAGCAGGGTTTGTAAAGATTGATGATGAGATTATCAATTACGGTTATATCACTCAGAATACAAACGCTATTAGCGGAACGCTATATAACTGCTTCCGTGGTCAACAAAACACGATTGCTGTAGGACACACGGCTGCGGCTACTGTGTACTGGCAACAAGTGCCAGCGGTAACGGTTTGGCCTACCCCTGACAACTCGCAAGCGTACACATTTGTGTATTGGCGTCTACGCCGCACGCAAGACGCTGGTGGCGGTGTAAACATCATGGACGTGCCGTTTAGATTTATCCCCTGTATGGCGGCTGGTCTGTCGTACTACATCGCTGGCAAAGTACCACAAGGTATGGAGCGTATTGGTATGCTAAAGCAACAGTACGACGAAGCATGGGAACTGGCAGCATACGAAGATCATGAAAAGGCAGCGTTACGTTTGGTTCCTAGACAGACCTACATTGGGAGGTAGTCGTGGGTAATCGTTTTGCTTCTGGCAAGAATGCGATTTCGGAGTGTGACCGCTGTGGTCAGCGGTTTAAGTTAAAGGTTCTAAAGACTGAGATCATCAAAACTAAGAACTACAACTTGTTGGTGTGCCCAGAGTGTTGGGACCCAGACCATCCGCAGCTGCAGTTGGGTATGTACCCCGTGGATGATCCGCAAGCGTTGCGTAATCCTCGTCCTGACAGAAGTTATCAAGTTTCTGGCCTGTTAGCAGATGGGTATTCGGGTGGTGGTAGCCGAATTTTCCAGTGGGGTTGGAATCCTGTTGGTGGGTCAAGCAGTTTTGATGCAGCTTTAACGCCGAATAATTTGGCTTTAGAGGTGGAATTGGGTACAGTAACGGTTAGCGTAACTTAGGAGTTAAAAATGGACAAGAAACAAGTCAAAGCAATTGCCGACACAGAAGCCAAAAAAATGGTTAAAGGTCACGAAAGTCGTATGCACAAGATGGCTAAAGGCGGTGTAACAACCGACATGATGAAGTCTATGGGGCGTAACTTGGCTCGCGTTGCAAACCAAGGGAGCAAGTAATGGCTAAATTCAGTATGAAAAAAGGCGGCAAAGAAGTTGGCCCAGCCAGCGTCTATGCACAGCCACACGATATGTCTGGTAAAAAAATGACCCAAGCTCCTGTGGAGTTTGGTACTAATCCGGGCTATCCACCTAACCGTAGCAGATTAGATACGGCGGATGTTAGCGTTGGACAGTTCAGCAAGTCTGCTGGCGATGAAAAGATTAAAACCGACGGTATCAAAACTCGTGGTAACGGCGCGGCTACTAAAGGCACGATGGCACGAGGCCCAATGGCATGAACTATTCCGAGTTAGTAACTGCGATTTGCACCTATACGGAGAACAACTTTCCGTCTACCACTTTGGCGGACAGCACAGTTGTAACTTCAACGACTCAGATTAACCGTCTGATTACGCAGGCTGAACAACGCATTTACAACACGGTACAGTTTCCGTCGTTACGTAAGAACGTGACGGGCGCAATTACGGCGTACAACGTAAATACAAACCCACGGGCTATGTATTTAAATTGCCCTGATGATTTTTTATCTACTTATTCTTTTGCAGTGGTTGACGCTACTACTGGTAACTATGAGTATTTGCTTAATAAAGATGTAAACTTCATACGTCAGGCGTACCCTAACCCAACTACTGATGTTGGTGCCCCTAAATATTACGCCTTGTTTGGCCCAACTGTAACCAGTAGTGTAATTAGCAATGAGTTATCGTTCATTATTGGTCCAACACCCAATGCGTCGTATAGCGTAGAACTGCACTATTACTACTACCCTGCTTCAATTACCGCAGGTACATCTACAACAACTACATGGTTGAGCGACAACTTTGATACTGTCCTTTTATATGGTTCGCTAGTAGAAGCGTACACCTATATGAAAGGTGAACAAGATTTAATAATGTTGTACGACACAAAGTACAAGGAAGCACTTGCACTTGCCAAACGCCTTGGTGATGGTCTGGAGCGTAGCGATGCTTATCGCTCTGGGCAGTATCGTGAAGCCCCTCTTCCACAGAATACCGGGATTAGATAATGGCCTTCACAGGAAATTGGACCACCAACACATTTAAAACGGGGCTGATGAACGGCACGTTTAACTTTACGAGCGGTACTTTTAAAATTGCCTTGTACACAAACGCAGCCACACTAAACGCAGATACCACGACGTACACTGCCACTGGCGAAGCGTCTGGTGGTAACTATTCAGCGACCGGGTTGGCTTTAACTATTGACCAGACACCGACAATCGGCAACCAGACTGGGGCGGCTACCTCGTATATTTCTTTTTCAAACGCTGTATGGACTGGCGCAATCTTAGCCAGAGGCGCGTTGATTTACTTGTTTAATGGCACTACCAATCCAGCTGTTTGTGTGTTAGATTTTGGTGCAGATAAGACTTCTACTAACACATTTACCGTACAATTCCCAGCAGTCACTAATACGTCTGCAATCATCCGACTTTCATAGGAGCAATTATGCAAAAAGAAACAGTAGGCTTTGGCGATCACGCAGTAGCAACAATGCAAGCCAACGTAACTATCCCAGAGGTTGTTAACCTTGAAGGCCATTACCATGTTGTGTGTCGTGATAAAGACGGCAACGTGAAATGGGAAGAAGGTTTTCCAAACCTAGTAGTGGGGGTTGGTAAACAGTATATGTTTGATTCTATACTTAAGACTGCTGTATCGGTAGTTGGGCCTTACTTGGGGTTAATTGGTAGCGTTTATACACCTGCGGCTACTGACACAATGACCACGATAGCAGCCATTGAATTTACCGCTTACACCGGTAATCGTCAAACTGCGGTGTTTGCGGCAGCTAGTGGGACCACTACAACAACTTCAACAGCCGCAGCCCTTACTTACAACATTAACGGTTCGGGTACAGTGTATGGTTGTTTCTTGTTAACAGGCGCTGCCGCACTAGTTACAAAAAGTAATGCTCTTGGCGTGTTGTACTCAGGAGGAAACTTTGGTACCGCCAAAGCGGTTACTAATGGTGATACTGTTGCGGTTACGTACAGCACTACAGCAAGTTAATAAGGAGTCTTAAATGGCTCTAGCCCTAAAAGACCGTGTTCAACAGACGGCCACAGCTAATACCACGGTAAGTTTTACCTTAACTGGCGCTGTCACGGGCTTTCAAGCGTTTACCGTCGTTGGCGATGGGAATACAACGTACTACGCAGCCACCGATGCGTCTGGCAACTGGGAAGTGGGGATTGGCACGTACACTTTGTCAACCACAACTCTTGCACGAACAACTATCCTATCTTCTAGTAACGCTAGTAGCGCAGTTACGTTCTCTGGTACGGTCAATGTTTTTGTTACGTACCCATCTTCGTATGCTGCGTGGGCAAGCAATAACCCCGGTACAAGTGGCAACGTGTTAACTTCCAACGGCACAGGTGTTGCACCTACTTGGCAAGCTTCTAGCGGTGGCTCATCACTTCCTATTACAAAAATGCAAGCACAATTATTTGGAGGCTTTTAAATGGCACAAAATACATCACCAGTTTTTCCCTTAGTTCCAGTAGTAACTTGGGTAAATACAGGCGCAGTTACTGCAAACACAACTACCGACTTGACTGCGGGAACTAACTACAACTCAGGTTTTACAGCCAATGCAACAAATGGTTCTAGGGTTGACTTTATTCGTGTAAGAGCATTAGGTACAAACGTACAAACCGTTATGCGTGTTTGGATTAACAACGGTTCAGCAACTGGAACAGCGGCTAACAATACACAATTTTTTGAAAGAACAATAGCGGCAACAACTGTTTCACAGACAACAGAATTGCCCGATGTAATTCTTCCAATAAATGTGTCTTTGCCAGCAGGGTATAAGATTTACTACACATTTGGCACAGCGGTAGCGGCTGGTTTTGGAATTCAAGTGGTTGGTGGGGACTACTAATGTTTAATGGTTTTCCATCTACGCAAACTCCCACAGCGCAATGGTGGGATTACAGCAGACAAAATACGGGAACAATAAATATTGCGTTGGCAAATGATTGCGCACCTGTTCAATATTTTGCTACTGGTGGAAGTGCGACATCAATTCAAGTTACTTTGCCGCCTAGTCCAGCACAGGGTAAAACGATTACATTTAAAAATGAAAATGGTGGAAGTTCTAATACTCAAACAGTTTCAATAAATGATCCGGCTCCCCAAGGGGTACAACCGCCTTGTATTTTAGGACAAGGCGGCTCAGTTACATTTTGTTATATTGTACAAAACACTATAGCCAATGTCAATAGCGGAGCAACTTCAAATTGGGTTGTAATAAGTAATGGAAGTGGAGTAGTTCCATATAATGCCTATTCAGCAACTGTTGGTGGATACAACAATAACGCAGCAGGACTATATTCAATTACTGCTGGCGGGTATAACAATAAAATTACGCCCGGTTACGGTACCACAGGAGGCGCATTTGTGTTATGTGGCAATGGAAATACTGTAACTGCCGGATTTGGCGCTGGCATTATTGGTTCGTCTAGCTCTACTGTTACTGGTAATTCGTCGGTTATCGTAGGTGGCGGATCAAATACAATATCAGGAGGAAGTTGTTTTTCTGCTGGAAATGGACATAACGTTTCTGGCAATTATTCGGGCGCACTATCAGGTCTTAGCAACACAGTTAGTGGGCAATATTCCGCTGTTGTGGCGGGGGCATATGGGTCTTCAAGAGGAATACAGGGGTATACGGCTTCGGGCTCTGGAAATCCTTATGTAAGTTATACAATCGGCGCACAAGCAGGGCAACTCGTATTAGGTAGAGTAACCACAGACGCCACCCCAACTCTCTTAACTTCTGACATTAGTAGTACCGCCTCATCAACCAACCAAATAATATTGCCAAACAATTCAGCCTATTACTTTAGAGGTTCTGTAGTTTGCGGTGTAACCGCCGCTGGTAATAGTTCAGCTTGGTCATTTGAGGGTTTAATTAAGCGAGGCGCAAATGCCGCCGCGACCTCTATTGTTCAGTCTGTTGTAAACCTTGTTGGACAAAATTCTGGTGCTTCTGCTTGGGTAGTTGCATTGACAGCAGATACAACCAACGGCGGATTATCAGTAACAGTAACAGGACAAGCATCAACAACAATCCGTTGGGTATGTACGATTAACACAACTGAAATGAACTTCTAAGGATAAACATGGCACTTAAACTTTCTATCCCAACAAGCGTTATTGGTGTGCCTTTTACAGAAGCATACGCAAGGATTGTCAATATTCACGGCAACAAAGATCAGTTGCAATATCAAGTTTCTATTTGTGCAACTGAAGAAGCGCGTCATGCAAATGCACAAGAAGTAGCAAATCACTTTTTTTATTGTGCAACGCCAACAGATAACTTGATGCAAAGTTTGTACGCTGATCTGAAACAACAAGTTGGTTTTGAAAACGCAGAGGACTGCTAAATGGCACAGCTTCCCTTACTCAATGCACAGACGGGTACAACTTACACCCTTGTCTTATTAGACGCCGGGAAGCTGGTTACGCTTAGTAACGCTTCGGCAATCACATTGACTGTGCCACCGTCGTCAAGTATTGCGTATGCAATTGGCACGTCGATTGACATGGTGCAAATTGGGGCGGGGCAAGTTACTGTTGTTGGTGGTTCTGGGGTGACTGTTAACGCCACTCCAAGTTTAAAATTTAGAGCGCAATACAGCACGGCAACTTTGCTTAAAGTGGCGGCGGACACATGGCAGTTGGTAGGTGATTTGGCTTCAACCGTACCCGCGTTTGGTGCGTATCAAAGCACTTTGCAGTCTCTTGTTGCCGCTACATATACAAAAATAAGTTTTCAAACGGAAGAGTTTGATACGGACAATTGTTTCGACAGCACCACCAATTACAGATTTACCCCAACAGTTGCTGGCTACTATCAATTAAATGCCACTATGTCTTTGTCTGGAGCTAGTACCGAGGGATATATTACATTTAGAAAAAATGGAGCAGCCTTTAAGGCTGGTAATGATATTGGAGGTTCAGCTTACGGTGTGACTATTTCATCAATTATTTCTCTTAACGGTAGTACCGACTACGTTGAAGTGTGGGGTTATTCTGGGACTGCATTAAATACAAGTGCGTCGCAGGCAGGTACATACTTCAATGGTTGCCTAGTAAGAACACTATGAGTTTTTTAGGAATCACTGCGTCTGGGGCAAGCGGAGGTGTCGGCCCTGTACCTGCTCCTGCATATATGACCGCTACCACAACGGGAGCAACAGAGACTACTTCTGGTAATTACAAAATTGCCGTGTTTAATGATACTGGCACATTTGTTGTATCTGCGCTTGGAACTGATCCAACCGAAGGAAGTGTTGTTGAGTATTTAGTTGTGGCTGGCGGTGGCGGCGGTGCTGTGAGTGGTGGAAACAGTACATCTGGGGGCGGTGGTGGTGGCGCAGGTGGTATGAAGACAGCAACTGGATTGACTGTTACTGCGATTTCATACACCACCACAGTTGGTGG